AGTTTGTGTAATATTAAATACTGATTGATAAAGAGATATTTGTTGCACTGCTATTAATTCATCTTTAAAAGCAATACCACCCAGTGGGAAAGCATATTCAAAAACAGAATTACCAGAATTTGGTATAATATTGTTTTGATTCAAAATAATTGTTCTAGGCATTATATATATAATATATCTATAATATTTTTTTTTTATAATATTTATATTAATCAAATTCCATTAACATTTCCAAACCTTTTTGTCTTGATATTCTACCATTAGAAACATATTTTTTAATAAGTATTTTTGCTTCTTTAATCATATTTTCATTATCATTACCAGCATTATATTCCCCAATTAATAGTTCTAATCTTTCTATATCTTCTTTTTCTTTATCATCATTTGCATTTTTTAACTTTAAGTCATTTACAATTCCAGCACCTCTAACAACTTTTAGGAAATGATTCTTTTCAGGTTCTGTAAGACTATCATAATGTCTATCATTAACTTTACCTGAATTTAAAACATCAATAATGAATTCTTTAAAATTATCATTGACATTTACAGGTTTAATAGATGGGATAGTACCACCAGATTTATGTTTAAAATTTAAAATATTTTGATTATATAACTGTGGCATATGTATTATATATTTACCAAATGCTCTAAATTTAGGTTCATCTTTTTTAATTTCAATACCCTTACCTATCTTAATTCTTCTTTTAATAAAACCATCACCACTCATTTTATAATCTTTTCCATTATGTGAATTAATATCAATATGAATATCTCTCATTTTTTCTGAAGAACTTTCACTTGAACTAGAACTATCATATTTTTTACTTTTCTTTTTAGTTTTTTTCTTCTTCTCTTTAATACCCCAACCGGGATACATCATCTGATTTGAAGTGTCCCATTCTTCTTCAACAATTCTCGATTTTATATTGCTCGCTGGTCTATAATTAGCATCAGATATGATTTTATTTTGTAAAATAGGTATCTCCTTTTCTTTTATAAATTTTTTCATTGATTCATTGGTGTAAGTGCTTGAATAACGCATAGGTGTGTTTTCATAATCTTTATTAGCCCAACTTTTAAGATATAAATAACGACCTATATCATCTTGACCACCTCCATTATATTTCCAATTTCCATCGTTTTCGTCATATGCAAGAACATCAAATTTATTATTTTCTATATTAATTTCTTGCCCATTTCTTAATCTATATGTTCTTGTTTTTTCCATTTTCGGACCAACCTTTTTTGATGAAGTTATGACATATATAATATTATCCCCATTATCTACCCTCCCATTTGGTGGCTCTTTATTTATTGTTGGTATATTAAGTTTATATTTATTTCCATAAACTTCTTTACCATCGATAGTTTGTGTATTAGGATTTGTTATTCTTTTTGCTAAAACATCTCTAGTGTATGACTTAATTGTGTTCTCAATATAATCTAAATTGTTTTGTCGTGTTGAATTAACATCTTCTGTTAAATTAGATTTCCCAATTTTTTGAATTTCTTGTAATCTTTCAATACCCCCTAATTCTTTTAATGCTTGTTCTCCACCAAGTCTTTCTATTTCTTTTAGTTGTCCCACATTATATGGGTTGTATAATGTTTCTATATCAAATAATTTTTGTTTTTCATTTTCTATATTTTTTGTGAATTCTCCTAATTTTTCTATCGCCTTATTACTAACTACTGAAAAATGTTTGGTAATTAATGCAATTTGTTTAATGAATTCTTGAGGGTTCATACCACCTATGGTTCTCATGACATTAGTTATAAATTCATTATTTGGTAAGGAATATATTTTAATTAATGTTTCTATATCTTTATTAAATTTTGTTCTTTCAAATAGAGGGAATGTTTCAATTGATTTTAGATTTTCTAATGTTGGGGATGATGCTTGAATTTTATCAATACGCTTAATTAGGCTATCGTAATATTGTTCTTCTATTGCCTGTCTTACTTCTGGAATATCATATATATTATTTAAAGCATTAATTAAATCTTCATAATCTGCTTTAGAGGGTAGTAATCTTGAAACATTGAATGATTCAGTATTAAAGTAATCTGTTGAATCTGTTCCTTTTAAATTTAAACCCATTGCATTATCAATATTATAAAAATGTCTTCTAATTTCTTCTAATATACCATCTACACCAATTGCTTTAATATTAACATTCTTTTCAACAGTTGTTTTAAATGAAGGGAAGAATTTATTAAATTTTAAGTATGATTCATCACCTTCTTTTAAGTCTTTCATATCAATACTTATTTGTGAAGCAATTTGATTATCAAGGCCTAAACTTTTTAAGTTATCTATTGTTTGTTTTTGTTGTTCCATCACATCTTTTTGTATTTCTGTTGATGTTTTATATTGTGGGGGTACTGGTGGTGGTTTATTAGGATTCTTATAATCACTAACTCTTTGTTCTTTAATTGCTTCATTGTCTATTTGCATTTGTAATATTTCTGCTTGTAATTTTTTCTTATTCTGTAAATCGTGCAAACTTGTAGCATTTCTAATCAACATTATTATATATATTTATAATAGATAATAAATTTTTATAAAATTCTAAATTATTTTAAGAATTTTTATAAAATTAACTTAAATCATATATATCATTAAAATTCTTTCTAAATCTATCTTTAGGTTCAGTATCTAAATCAACTAATAAAAAATCTTGTTTATTATCTTTAGTTGAATCCTCATATATTTTCATTAATTGTTTTTTATCAACTCCTAAACTGTATTCTCTTAATATTCTAAATAAATCGGGTAAATTTGCTAATTGTTTTATAACTAAATAAGTTAAATTCTTTCTAATCATTTGAGGAACAGCAAAATATGATTGACTTATATATATTAAACTACAATTTTGTTTTCTTGCTCTTAAAAAATATTCTTCCAATGTTCTTTGATTTCTTTCTAATACTAAATCATCCATGATAATTAATGTTTGGTCTTCTTTATCAATATCCTTATCTAAATCTGGCGCATTATCAATTCCTTCTACAACGCTTAATCCGTGTTTTCCTAACTTATCTTCTAAATATTCATATAAAGGTTCATTTTTATTCTTTGTAATAATATAAATATCATTAAATGTATCACCCATATTATGAATAATGTTTAAAAGAGTTTGTGTTTTCCCACTTCCTGAACTTCCAATAATTAACATTCTAAAAGGTACTTTAAGTCCGTGTAAGTGATAATTGGGATTATGTGATTTTGTTAAATATTTTGATGGTATCTTTTTATACCAATCTAATAATTCTGCTTGAGAAGATTTTTTATTTTTAGACATTATAATATATATAAATATATTATATATAATTTTTTTTATATCATATTTATATATATATATTAATGGCTAGTTATGCTCCACCAAATCAACAACAAGGTTCAATATTTAATCCTTCAGATTGGGAATCTCCAAATAACGGTACAACAGATGTAAATTATTTAAATGAACATTATTGTCAATATCCTGTAGCACAAGGGAATATGTCATTTGCAGGAATAAGTAATACGGGTTCAACAACAATTAAACAAAATTTAGTTATGACAGGAATATATAATACTAACTTTATTCAATTTCCCGATGGCACAAAACAATATACTGCTGTTGCTGGAAATGATATATTAAATACTTCAAATACTTGGACTGGTGTTAATACATTTAGACCAAATCCCAAACAAGTTTATGGAACAACCATGATAGATGGTATAACATTAACTAATAATCAATTTAATGATAAAGAAAGTGATATTGTTTCTTACACACCTGATTCTACTTCTGGTTTATGTATATATTCTTTAAGTACTTATGATAATACACTTAATAAAACTCCACAAATACAATTATTACCTGATGGTTTAGGTTCAATTATACAATCACTTGGAAGCAATGGGTATGTATATTTAAAAGCAACTGGCGTTGGTGGTGCTATTATATTAGATTCTACAGGTGGTGTTAAATTGGGTGTTTATGCAAAAATTAATTTTAATAATTATGCAAATTTAACTGCTACAAATTCTTCTAGTGGAATTATAAGTAGCACTAAATTAGTTGCTCCTTCAATAACAAGTCCTACTATTAATTTTGATGGTTCAGGTACTTTATCATCAACAAGTGGTGTGAGTGGTATTGTGTGTGATGTTGATTTCAAAACTTCAAATTTATTAGTTGATACAATAACTTTAACCAATAATGGTGTTGATACAGGTGCTTCAATTTATCCAACATCTGGTGGTGAAATTGATATGGTGTGTAATCAATTAAATTTATCTAGCACAACTGTAGGAACTACAGTACCAATAACACCACAAGCAGGTAATTTATATGTTGGTACTTCAATAACAATTCCTGCACAGGGTGCTTATAATAGTATTATAACTTATGGAAATATTTTATCAACACAAGCATTTGTTCAAAGTGCTATACAAAGTCAGGGTTCTGGTGATGTATCTTTATCCGGTAATAATCCTTTTACTGGAATAAATACATTTAGTAATTTTTGTGGAACAACAGGAATACAAACTTATCCTCAAACATCAACCAATCAATTTGCAACTATTGACTATGTTAATAATTTAATTCCTGCTGATAGCACAGTTGGTTTAACACCTTCTTCAACTATTGGAACAATTACTGTTTCACCTGCTTCACCAAATACTTTAAATGTTTTAAGAATATCAGGAAGTATAAATTTTGGTACTTATTCTAATTGTCAAATAACTTTTACAGATAATCAAACTGATGGTAATAGGTTTCAATTTTTATTTCAAAGTTTATATGGAACACCTATTTATCCTCAAACAGGTTTATCTTTTTCTTTATATAATCCAAGTACATATACATATTTTCCATTAGATGGTGTTCAATCACCTGCTAATTATTTGATATGGTTATTTAATGTTTCTGGAAGTATAAATGCTGTAAATGCTGGAACATATACATTATATGCAAATGGGTATATTCTATTATCTTAATATTGATTAAAAAACATATAGAAAAATTAATTTTATCTAACTTATAATATATACATATGAGTGGTTTTCTTCCTGCTGGTACAAGTCTTCAACTATCTGATAGTTCGGGTAATATTAATTTTCAAGGTGTTTTAGCATCTAATATTAGTGGTACTCCTTTATTAAGTGGAACTTTTCCCTCATCATCGACTGGGACATCTTTGTGTCATTCTCATTATACAGAGTCTGGTACAAATGCTCTCAAATTTTTAAATAGTAGTGGAACGGGTGAGGGTGGTCATCAATTTTGGAATTCATCATCAACTTCGGCACCTGTCAAATATTTTGATATAAATAAAGATAGAGCATTATTTTATAGTTCTATACGAAATCCAACAAATAAAGTCGTTTTGGATTTTCTTAATGATAATATGACAATATATAACTCTAATAACCAACATACAACAATGAATTCAAATACTTTTAGTGCTAGAAATAATGCTACAGCAACTGGTTCAAGTTTGCAACCAGATATTATTATATCGGGTAATGATATAGATTCAACTTCCTCTTCAATGACCCCAACATTTATAAGTGTTTATGATGCACCTAATTCACATACCTCGCGTCTTACTTCAACTGACTTAACTTTTAATAATGTGAGTCTTCCTGCTACAGTTTCTACAAATACTTCAAATATCGCAACAAATACTTCAAATATTGCAACAAATACTTCAAATATTGCAACAAATACATCACATATAAATTCACTTGAAATTAAACAAACAAATACAATATATCAATTTGCTTCACCTGCTATTTATGCTGATGGACGCCCCATGCTTCCAACACCCACATCAATAATAAACACCTATGCAATCAATTCTTGGTATTTTAAAAATACAACTGCTGGATGGAAAATAAATTGGTATATAGCGCCTGATAATGGAATGATAGTAGCAGATGTTTTAGGATTATATTTAAGATTTTTTAATGTTTCCACTGTTTCAAATGATAATATAATGTTCCTGACTGTATATACTAAATTACAAGCATCAAATAATTATGCTAGTTGGTTTCATTCTTCAATGACTTATGTAATTGACCAAAGTATAACGCCTGTAATAAATACTAATTATACAATGTTTGAAAATTGCTCTGGAAGTTGTCCAAATCCAAGTCATTATGCCACAACTTTAGTAGGAATGCAACAAAGTACTGTTCAAAATCCAAAAGGAACATATTCTGGAACTGATGAAATTTTAGCATTTAGTATTGGTTCTAATAGTGCTTCTCCTGTAAATACTGTTGAATTTGTTTTACAAAAATTTGGTATTATGACACTAAATGGAACACAAGAATTTCAATTTGCACCATTAATATAATTATATAAAACAATATATATAAATGGCTCAAGAACTTAGTGAAGTTTTTTATACATTTTTAATTACTAGTGTTATTGGATTATTATTAGGTGTAGGAAGAATTTGTTATAAAAGTAAATGTAGTTCTATTGATGTGTGTTGTATAAAAGTAGTTAGAAATGTAGATATAGAAATGAAAGAGGATATTGAATTGGGTGCTAAAGAAA